GAAGAGCCCGGTCGTTTCCTCTGCGTGAGCGCCCGCAAGTTTCAGTGAGGTTTTTCCGTGGGTAAGCGTGGTCCGCCGCCGGCCCCTGCCGCCGTCAAACGCATGCTCGGCAACCCCGGCAAGCGGAAGATCCGCCCCGACCTGCCCGCTCCGCCCGGCGCGCCGCCGATGCCGAAGCGTCTGATGGTCGAGCCGCTGGCGGTTGAGAAGTGGACCGAGCTCGTGCCGATCCTGATGCAGCTGGGCACGCTGACCACGGCCGATGGCGAGGCCCTTGCCACTTTGTGCGAGGTGTACGCTGCTACGCAGGCGTGCCTGCTCGAGCTGCGAGCCACCGGGCCGGTGATGCGGACAGACTTAGGTGGCGTGAAACCGAATCCGGCAGGCCCGTTGTATCGCAGTTTAGTGGCGCTCCAGGCGTCGTTAATGGGCGAGTTTGGCCTGACCCCGAGCAGTAGGACACGGCTAGGTGGCAAGGAAGAAAAGCCAACCGACGAAGTCGAAGAGTTCTTCAAGCTCCACGGTGCCTGACCTCTGTAAAGAGGGCCAGGCCAAGTACGAGCGGGTGGTGCATTTCTTCGAGAAGATCCTGCGCCACAGCAAAGGGCAGAACGCCGGCAAGCCGTTCACGCTCCTGCCGTGGCAGCATCATGTGCTGCGTGAGCTCTTCGGCCGGCTGAACCCAGACGGCACGCGGCAGCATCGCGTTGGGTACATCGAGCTGCCAAAGAAGCAAGGCAAGAGCACCACACTTGCTGGCATCGCTCTCTACATGACGGCCTTCGACTCCGAGCCTGGTGCCGAAATCTACGGTGCGGCCTGCGACCGCGAGCAAGCAGGCATTATCTACCGCGAGGCCGCGTCGATGGTGCGGGCTTCGCCTGCGTTGTCTCGCCACCTTGAGGTGATCGACAGCCGCAAGACGATCGTCCACAAGAAAAGCAATTCGTTCTACCGAGTTCTCAGTGCAGATGCGTTCCGGGCCGAGGGGCTGAATATCCACGCTCTGCTGTTCGATGAACTCCACGCCCAGAGAGATCGGCGGCTGTGGGACGCTTTGCGGTATGGCGGTGCCGCGCGTCGGCAGCCGCTCATTCTCTCGATCACCACGGCGGGCTACGACCGCAAGTCGATCTGCTGGGAGCAGCACGCCTACGCCGAGCGGTGCATAGCAGATCCCGGCGTGGACCCGGCGTTCTTTGGGTGCATATATGCCGCGCCGCCGGATGCCGGCACTAACGATTCATGGAAAACCGAGAAGGTTTGGCGACAGGCAAACCCGTCACTCGGCGAGACGATCACGCTGGAATCATTCGCAGCCGATGCCCGAGAAGCCGAGCAGAGCCCAAGTAAGCTCAACTCGTTTTTGAGATACCGGGGTTGTGCCCCCTGGCCTAACGGCTTGGGGGCGCAACCCAAAAACGGCTCAATGTCTGGACAACGCAGGACGTACGGTGGCTCTCGCCTGACAACTGGGCGAAGTGCGGCAAGCCACTGGCCGGCGACCTCGAGCAGCGGGAGTGGTTCGCGGGCCTCGACCTTGCAACCACGTACGACCTTTCGGCATTCGTGCTCGTGAGCCAGGCCGACGATGGCACGTTCGACGTGCTGCCCTACTTCTGGGTGCCGCAGCAGAATGCCGCCGAGCGGGCACAGCGAGACAAGATCGACTACCTCGGGTGGATTCGTGACGGCTATATCCGAGCCACGGATGGCAACGTCACTGATTACGACGTGATTCGGCGCGACATCGTAGAGATCTCGCAGCAGTTCAATATCCGCCAGGTGGGGATCGACCGCTGGAACGCCACGCAGCTAGCCACGCAACTGCAAGGCGATGGGGTAAATGTGACAGGCTTTGGGCAAGGGTACGGCTCAATGTCGAGCCCGAGCCGCGCCCTCGAAAACTACGTGCTGTCCGAAAAAATCCGCCACGCCAATCACCCTGTGCTGTCGTGGATGGCTGGCAACGTCGCGGTGCAGACCGATCACCAGGGCAACATCAAACCCAGCAAGGCCAAGAGCACAGAACGCATCGACGGCATCGTGTCGCTGGTTATGGCACTCGGGCTTCACGCAGCGGCAACCACAAAGCCAGCCGAACAATCTTGGGACATCCTGAGCATATGAGCGAACACGCCGCCGCCGATTTCAAGATGTTCGATTTAAGAGGCATCGACTGGCCCGAGGTTTCGCCAAGCCGCACGCCTTCCGGCATCCGCGTCAACGCCGACAACTCGATGGCGTGCTCGGCCTACACGGCCTGCATTCGCGTCATATCGGATGCGGTATCAGCCCTGCCGCTCCACGTCTACGAGCGGATGGCGAACGGCGGCAAGGCAAAGGCCACGAGCCATCCGGTGTATCGGCTCCTGCACCAGCAGCCGAACCCGTGGCAGACGGCACAAGAGTTCCGCGATTGGATGACCGGCATGTACCTGCACTACGGTGCGAGCTACGCCGAGATTCGCCCAGGTGCTCGAGGTGCCGTCTCTGAGCTGTGGCCTCTGCACAGTTCCCGCATGGAAGTCGACCGGCTCTCTGACGGGACGCTGCGGTATCGGTATCGGGAGCCGAGCGGGCGCGAGACTCCCTACAGCCAAGAGCAGATCTTCGCCCTGCGGTTCACCACTGAAGACGGCATCAAGCCGATCCCCACGTACAAGATTTTCCAGAACGCCATCGGCCTGGCCCAGGCGTTGGAGGCCCACGGGTCCACCTACTTCGGCAATGGTGCCCGGCCTGGCATCGTGCTGGAGTCAGAAAACCCGATCCCGGTGGAGGCTGCCGAGCGGCTGCGCGAGCAGTGGGAGCGGATGCACCGGGGCGCTGATCGTGCCTTCCGCACGGCCGTGCTGCCGAACGGCGTCAAGGCTCACGAGCTCAGCGGCAGTAACGAGGCGGCACAGTTCCTAGAGACGCGGCAGTACCAGGTGATCGAGATTTGCCGAGCGTTCCGCGTGCCGCCGCACATGATCCAAGACCTGACCCGCAGCACCTACAGCAACATCGAAGTTCAGGGCACGGAGTTCGTGCAGCACTGCCTGCTGCCGCACCTGAAGCGATGGGAAGCAGCCATCAGCCGCGATCTGATCGTGGACGATGAGACGTACTTCGCCGAGCACAGCGTTAGCGGCCTGCTGCGTGGCGATCACGCCAGCCGGTCGGCCTACTACGTCTCTGCACTTCAGAACGGGTGGATGACCATTAACGAGATTCGGGAACTGGAAAACCTAAACCCGATTGGGCCGGAAGGCGATCGGCACTTCGTTCAGCTGAACATGACCACGCTGGATCAGATGGGCCAGCAGCCGCCGGCACCGGCACCGGAGCCGATGCCCGAGCCGCCCGCCGAAGTAGAAGACAGCCCGGCCGATGCCGCCGAGGACCAGGCCGAACAGGAGGAGTACACCGATGGAAATTGAACGCCGCTGCCTGACCGTAGACGAGGCACCCGAGTGCGAGCTGCAGATCGAAACGCGCTCCAGCGGGCGCGAGGCGATCCGTGGGCTGGCGGTGCCATACAACCGGCTTTCCCTTGACCTCGGTGGCTTTCGGGAGCGAATCCTGCCCGGTGCCTTTGATAAGGTGCTGAACCGCCAGCGGGGCAAGGGCGAGATCCTGAGCTACTACAACCACAACAGCGACATGCTGCTGGGACGGGAGTCGGCTGGCACGCTCGAGATCATCGCTGACGATCGTGGCATCTCGTATGTCGTGGAGCCGCCGGATACCTCGGCGGGCCGTGACGTGCTGGCCCTGGTGCGTGCTCGCCTGCTCACTGGCAGCTCTTTCGCGTTCACTGTGAACCAGCGTGGGGAGCGCTACACGACCGACGAATCAGGCAAGGCCATCCGCGAGATCGTGGAGGCTTCGGGCTTGTACGAAGTTGGTCCGGTAAACGTGCCTGCCTACGGCAGCGCTACGACTGCGGTTGTGTCCCGGCGGTCCTATGAGGCGTGGCTGGCAGAGCAGGCCGCCGCCGTTGAGGCCGACGCTGCTGCCGAGCCCGAAGTAAAGAAGGCCATGCGTTCCCTGGTTCGTGACGCAGCTGCTGCGTGGGCTCTGAGGCTTCGCCGTGTCTGAGGCACGCTGCACCTGCGGCGAAAAACTCCGGTGCCGCTCCAGCCGTCCATGTGGTGACGAACGGCAGCGGTATCTGCGTTGCCCGAGGTGCGGGGCTCGCGCAGTGGCGTTTGTGAAAACAACACTTTCCGCTGTGCGTTTCTGCAAGGCACCCCGCCCGTAGTGGCACTGTGGACTCCATCGGCAATACCGCCGCAGGAGTCTCACCGAACATGGACAATCTCAAGCGCCTTCAGGACGAAGCGGCAACCCTTGCCAACCGGATCGACGCCGTGCGTGCGATCGAGGCCGAAGACACGACCGCCCGCGATGTTGAGCTCATCGACCTCAACAAGCGTGCCGACGAACTGACCGCCAAGATCGACTTCGAGAAGAAGGTGGTCGAGTCGGCCAAGAATCTCCGCAGCGTGGTCGAGCGTTGCTCGCCGGCCCCCGAGGTGCGTGCTGAAGAGCCCAAGACCCGGATCGAGGCGGTTCCGTTCTCGGGTCGGCTCCGTGCGTTTGAAAACGCCAAGGACGCCTACTCGGTGGGCATGTGGTTCAAGGCCAAGGCGGGCGACGCCGACGCCAAGCGGTGGTGCCAAGATCACGGCGTCGAGGCTCGTGCCCAGGGTTCGACTGGCAGTACCACGGGTGCGGCCTTCGTGCCCGATGTGCTCTCCTCGACCGTCATCCGGCTCGTGGATGAGTACTCGGCATTTGCCCAGAACGCCACCAACGTGGTGATGCCTTCGGACGTGGTGCTCTTTCCTCGCAGAACTGCGGGAGCGTCGGCGGCATGGATCGACGAGAATGTGGCAATTACTGCCAGCGACCCGACCTCCAACCAGGTCACGCTGACGGCGAAGAAGGTCACGGGCGCGGTGGTCATCGCGTCGGAGCTCCTGCAGGACTCCATCGTGTCGATCGCCGATTGGATCGCTGCCGAGCTCGCCCTGTCGCTCAGCAACGCCGTGGAAGCGGCTGCGTGGAGCGGCAACCCGAGCAACGCCCCTGGCGTGGCCGGTCTCGTCACGACCCACACGGGCGGCCTGCTCGCCTCGTCTGGTGCCACCTACGCCGCGTCGCTCGTGACGGCTGCCGGCGACACGCCGGACGAGGTGACGAAGGCCAACCTCCTGGCGATGATGGGCGCAGTGCCCCAGCACAGCCGGGCCGGTGCCAAGTGGTTCTGCTCGCCGTTCTTCTTCGCGTCTTGCATGCAGAACCTCGACCTCGCCCAAGGCGGGTCGGTGGGTCTGTCGCAGGGCATGGGCCTCACCTTTCTCGGCAGCCCGGTGGTTCTCACCGATCGCCTCCCGAGCGGTGCGGATTCCACGGGTGCCATCATGGCGCTGTACGGCAACATGGCCAACAGCTCCTACTACGGCATCCGCCAGGCCATCGAGATCGCGTCCAGCGATCAGGTGAACTTCCTGTCGGATCAGACCGTGATCCGTGCGGTGGCTCGCGTGGCGATCACGCACGCCAACCTCGGCTCCTCGAGCGTCGCCGGTCCGATCATCGGCCTCGTGGGTGCGTGAGCCTGACGGCTTGACTCGATGTGCAAACTGGGCGGGCCGCTCCACTACGGGGCGGCCCGCTCTCTTTTGCGAGGCACGCATGATCGTCAAGGTAGGTGGCACCGAGGCCGACATTCGGGTGGAAGCCATCCTGTCGATGCCGAGGCTGTCGTTTACGGCCAATCACTTCGCATGGGCTCAGGCACTCATGCCGCTCGGCATTCGCCCCACGATGGGCACTGGTGCGTTCTGGGACCAGGTCAATACGCGGGTGATGGAGCAGTTCATCGACAAATGCGAGTACTGCCTTTGCATTGATTACGACACATTTTTTACGCGGGAAGACGTGGAGCATCTTTTCGCCATGGCCATGACGTTCCAGTGCGACGCCATCACGGGGCTGCAGACGAAGCGTGAAGACGGCCGCCCGATGCTCACGCTGAAGGGCACGCTCGACAATCCGCCGCCTGACGGCACCACAAGCCTGCCTGCGTCGTGGTTCGCCGAGCCCGTGCAGGAAGTGGACACAGCCCACTTCGGGCTCACAGTCATCTCTACGGCCGCCCTGAAGCGTGCAAAGCGTCCGTGGTTCTGGTCGAAGCCCGGCCCGGACGGCTCGTGGAACGAAGGCAGAACGGATCCCGACATCTACTTCTGGCGGAACTGGCGCGAGAGCGGGAACCGTGTGTTTGTCACGCCCCGCGTGGTTCTCGGCCACGGCGAGTACGTGGTGACGTGGCCTGGCCGGGATCTCGGCAAGCCTGTTTTCCAATGGACAACCGACTTCACGAACACAAGCAAGAAGCCCGAGACTGCATGGAGTGTGCCCCAATGACGAAAATCACATTTACCCGCGCGTGGCGGTCCTACCGCAAGGGCCAGGTGGTGGACATCTCCGGCGGCTTGGCCACGCAGCTGCTCGCCCAGCGCGTGGCGGTTGAGGACACGCAGGGCCAACTGATCGAAACGGCAGCCGTCGAGCACGACGCCGAAACGGCCGCCACCCCGAGGAAACGCCGCCGTGCAATATCGAAGCCTGACTCGCCAGACCGCCCCAGCCGTTGAGCCTGTGACGCTCTCGGAGGCCAAGGCCCACTTGCGGGTCGATACGGCCACCGACGATGCCTACATCGGCTCGCTCATCACGGCGGCCCGCGAGTGGTGCGAGCAGTACCTGGACCGCACTCTGGTGCATACGCAGTGGGTCATGAGGTTTGATAGCTTCCCGCCTGACGGCACGCACGACATCGAGCTGCCACGCCCGCCGATGGCTACGGCCGGCACGACCACTGCGGTGGCCCTGACGTTCACGTACGAGAACGGCACCACGGCCACCTACTCGACGGCCAGCTACCGCGTGGACCGCGACGGCGTGCCGGGCACCGTGAAGACGCTGTATGGCCAGACCTGGCCGCCGCACCTGCAGGATGACAACGCCATCAGCGTGACCTGGTGGGGCGGATACGGGGCGAGCGGCACGAGTGTTCCGGCTGCGATCCGGCACGCCATGCTGATGCTGGTGGGCATGTGGTACGAGCGCCGGATGGCGGCCGACTCCATGAGCGGCAACGAGATCCCCTTCGGCGTAAAGTCGCTTCTGGACTCGCAGAAGTGGGGCAGCTACCGATGATCGACCCCGGCAAACTCCGCGAGCGTGTCACGGTGCAGATCGCCAGCGGCACGACCAATGCCCTCGGCGAGACGGTGCTGGCATGGGCCGACTCGTCTGCGGTGTGGGCCAGCGTCGAAGGCGTGAGCGCCCGCGAAGCCCTGACGGCCGGCCAGCAGGAAACGACCGTTAGCCACCGGGTGCGGCTCCGCTACCTGCCGGGGCTGACTCAGAACATGCGGTTCTCGTGGCGTTCCCGAACGCTGGAAATTGTCGGCCTGCTCGAGCACGGCAACCGCTCAGAGCACGAGGCTATTTGCCAGGAGCAGGTGCCCTAATGGCGATCGTCGCAGGAGAGCCACTGATCAAGTTGGCCGTGGGCCGGGGCAAGGCTGCGAAGGCGTTGTATTCGCTCGCGCCGCTTGATGACGTGGTGGCCGAACTGAAGAAGCTGCCGGCCGACATCTCCAACAGATACCAACGCAGGGCACTGAAGAAGGCTGCCCAGCCCGGCAAGGCCGCCCTAGAAGCCAACGTGCGAGCCATCGGCCAGGTTAGCGGCAACCTGCTTGCAAGCATCACGGAGCGTGGCAAGAGCTACACCAACAACAAGTTCAAGGTGCCAGTGTCGGTCATCGTGATCGGCTTCCGCCGCCCTGTTGGTGGTGGTGCTCAGCGGACGGCAGAGACGGCATTCGGCGGCTCTGTGATGAAGGGGCCGAACCGGGCCTATCATTCGCACTTGGTCGAGTTTGGCACGAAGGGCCGCCGAACGCCCGGCAAGAGCCGCGTGGTGAAGCGCCGCCGCGTGATCCTTGACGGCCGGATCATCTCGCAGCGCGAGCGCCGCAAAGAGCAGCCCAACAACAACCCACGGCAGGTTCTGTCCTCGTGGAACACCCGCCGAGGCAAGGGCTCGTGGCAGGGCAAGTATCCGATCGACTTCATTGCCACGGGCTCTGTCGCCCCGATGCCAGCGCTGCGTCCGCTCGAGCGGGCCTTCAACCAGTCACGCGGTGCGATGAAAAGCATTCTGGATGTCGAGATGCGTAAGTCTCTCTCGGCGGCATTGCGGGCCTATGAACGCAGGAACAAGGCAGGCGACAAATGAAAAGCCCCGAAGCCGTTCTCCGTAATGCACTCGTGACCACGACGGCCGTATCGTCCGTGGTGTCGAATCGCGTCTACCCGCTGCTTGCCCCGCAGGCCGCGCCCTTGCCCTTCATCACCTACCGCCGCACGGGCATCCGCCGGATGCAGACGCTTGGCGCGCCGATGGGTGTGCCGCAGGTGAGTGTGGATTTTGACGTGTACGCCACGACCTACGAAGGGGCGCGTGACCTGGCCGACCGCTGCCGCTCCGTTCTGGATGGGTACGGGGGAACCTTCGACAATACGGTGGTACAGCAGACTTCGCTCGAAAACGAACAAGACGATTTCGTGCAGCTGGCCGGGGCGGACATGCCGCCTGTGTACAGCGTGAAACTTTCCTTCGACATCTGGTGGCAGGAGACATAGGCACATGAGCACCCCGCATGCCGGCTCGGGCACGACGTTTTCATTCGCTGGAACGAACTACACCGTCACCAACATCACGTACACGCTCACAGACGTGAATGCTGCCGACACGATCGACATCAGCCACCTTGGGCAGACCGTTGGGGCTGCAATTCTTACGCTCGACCGTCCGTTGACGGGTGCCGCGAACGACACGGGCCGCGAGGTGCAGATCGACTACATCGGCTCGGGGGTTATCAATGATGGTGTTTCCGGCACGCTGGCGATCACTGGCGGTATCAGCCTGTCGAAGGCTGCGACCGTCTCGAGCTCGTCGGTGACGCTCGCCGTAAACGACGTGATCCGGGGCTCGGCCACCTTCCGCGTGGCTCGCTAACGCACGGGAGGTTTTCCCGTGGCATCGTTCAGCGCAGGCGTGTCTGTCACCTGGAACGGCACTGCGTTTCAGGAGATCACCAACCTTTCGTGGACGTATGGCGGAGGCGCGCCTAAAGGCCGCAGCGTCGCGTGGACGGACGAAGCAGGCACGCTAACTGTTGAGTGCCTGGGCGGCAACAACACGGCAGTGGGCAACTACGGCGTGCGCGCTCAGGTTGTCGTTTCTGGCGGCGGGCAAGCCTTGACGAATCAGGCAGTATGGGAGTCAGTCAGCGTGGCGTCTGAAGTGAACGGCGTCACCCGGTACACCGTCACGCTGAAGCTCTTGGACAACTAAACCATGGCAATGACACGGGAACAGATCGACGCAGCGGATGACGCCAAGATCATCAAGGTGCAGGCATTCGGCGGCGAGTGCTGCCTGCGGCTGATGAGCGTAGGCGAGCGCGACTCATACGAGCTCAAGCTGGTAGAGGCCGGCGGCAAGGCGATCCCCGATTTCCGCTCTGAGCTCCTGAGCCGCACGCTGTGCGACGAGAAGGGCAACCTGCTCTATGCAGGCGAAGAAGGCGTGGAAGCCCTGAAGCGCCGCAGCAGCGACCAGATGCACAAGCTGTGGCAGGCGGCGATGAAGCACAACGCACTCACAGAGGAGGAGATCAAGAGACTAGCGGGGGAATGAACGCCCGTCCGACGCTTCAGTTCAAGATGCGTCTGGCGGGCCACCTGGGAAAGACACTCGCCGAAATCGACCAGATGGATTCTCGGGAGTTCTCTCGGTGGCTGGCGTTCTCCAGGTGGTTCTCTCCGCTGGCCGACAGTTGGACGCAAACCGGGATGCTGGCAAGCGCGATGCTCGCACCGTACTGCCCACGCGGCAAGGTGCCATCGGCAAGCGACTTCATCCCGATCGAAGACAAGGCACCGAAGCATCCGAACCAGATACGCGAAGTGCTCGAGCAGATGAAGCGAGACTTGGAAGGCTGAGATGGCAACCGTAGGACTAGGCTTTCAACTATCGGCGAATGCCACGCAGATGTCTGCGGGCATCAACGCTGGCGTTGTGGAGCTGCAGAAGCTGGGCTATGCCGCCAAAAGGACGCAGCAAGATGTTTCGACGCTGAAGACAATCGAGCTGTCGCGGGTCTTCATCTCCGCGATCCAGTCGGTGGCCGGCTCTTTCACGTCGTTCGTGGCCGGTGCTGCATCTGCCGTGGCCAGCGTGGACGATCTCAGCAAGCGCACGGGCGTGTCGGCCCAGACGCTCCAGGCGTATCAGTTCGCGGCTGAGCAGTCTGGCGTCAGCGTCGAGACTTTCGGCAAAGGCATCCAGAGGCTTGGCATCAACCTCGGCGAAGCCCAGACGGGAAACAAGTCTGCGATCAAGTCTTTCGCGGACCTCGGGCTGTCGGTTCGTGATCTGGCCCAGCTTTCGCCAGAGCAGGCATTCGAGAAGGTGGCGGCGGCAATCTCGCAGCTGCCGAACCCGGCACAGCAGGCGGCGGCTGCCGTTGGGCTGTTCGGCAAGAGCGGTGCCGAGCTCGTGCCTGTGTTCCAGGAGGGCGCGGGCTTTCTGGCAGAGATGCGAAAGCAGGCTGAGGGGCTTGGCCTGGTGCTCGGGCAGACCCAGGTGGCCAACCTCGCGCAGCTTGATGACTCATTCAGTGCCTTGGGCGCGACCGTGCAGGCGTTTAAGCAGCGGGTGACGGCTGAGCTGGCCCCTGCCTTGGTGGAGGCATCGCGGTCTGCCGCTGAGTTCATCGCCGCCATCGACGTTCAGGAAGTGGCCAAGGCAGCCGAGGGTGCCATCGCAAGCCTGGCCGACGCAGGGCGTGCTCTGGGTGAAACCTTTCTCATAATCTACAAGGCATCGGCCCCACTCGCTGCCGCCGTCCTGCCGGTAATCGCTGACACGCTTTCGGTGATCGGCAAGAACATTCAAGGCGCTGCCGTTGGTGCTCTTGCCGCCGCCGGTGCGTTCGGTGCCTACAGCCTGTCGTGCGTGTCTGCCACGGCAGCCACAGCAGCGCTGACTGCCGCCGTGACCACGCTGCTTTCTCGCACTGGCGTCGGCCTGCTGGTTGTGGTGCTGGGGGCAGTGGCAGGCACGTACATCAACATGGCGACGGCCGCAGGTGATGCCGCTGATACCAGCACCGCAGCGGCCGACAGAATTACGCAGGCTATCGCAGAGACGAAGACGCAGATTGACGCAGCCACGGGGGCGGCGAAAGAGTTCGGGGCTCAGGCCGAGCTGGCATTCAAGCTGCCCGCCGAGATCACCGACGCCACGCTGATCCAAGGCACGGTGGACGAGGCAACGTCTGCCTTCAAGAAGTTTGCCCAAGAGGCTGGCAGCCTGGCCGCTGTGCCGAAGGACGTGGCCGACGCTTTCGACACGCTCACGACAGACATCGAGAACATGAACGCTGCGGCCGTGGACGCTGGCGTAGGCCAGCAGTACATCGCCGACTCTGCACAACAAC